CTGTGGCATCAAAGTCCAAGATATTGTTGGTCTCGAACGGTACGGATATCGTGACTGCTACAAACACGATTGTCGCGCTTAAGGAAGTCAAGGCATCGATCTCGGCTAGCGACATTGACCTGACGCTTGCGAACTACTTCAGCAAGACCATTTCTGGCACAACGACGTTCACGGTATCGAACGTGCCTACTACGGGTACAGCGGCCAGCTTCATCCTTGACCTGACGAACGGCGGATCCGCTACGGTCAACTGGTGGTCTGGCACGAAGTGGGCTAGTGGCACCGCTCCTACTTTGACCTCTTCGGGCCGTGATGTGCTGGGCTTCTTCACCTACGACGGCGGCACCACTTGGAGCGGTTTTGTGCTTGGGCTGGATGTGAAGTAATGAGCACTAGGGAGATCATTTACGCTGCGGCGGGTGCGGAATCGTACTGGTTCTCACAGTTATCTAGCAATTCATCCACCCTAGTAGGTTGGGATATTGCAGTAAGCGATTTGGCTAATATATATACCTGTGGGTATGGTGGGGCTACTGCATATCCGCTAATCGTAAAATATAATTCTAATGGTGTTGCGCAGTGGCAAAAGGAATTAGCTCCAGCGTTGTATACCAGCTCTTTCTACTCTTGCACAATAGATACTTCAGAAAATATATACCTCACTGGTCTTTATGACGCTAGTGGGTCGGGGACTGATGTACAGCTAGTTGTAGTGAAGTACGATTCATCTGGGGCGGTTACATGGCAAAAAACTCTTGACCACGCCACGCTAAACATTGGTATCTATTCGTCCATTACGAATGATGGCGTTGGGAATCTATATGTTAATTCTCAGTTAAATTCTCAACCTACTATATATAAGTACAATTCTTCTGGAACACTGCAGTGGAATTTTAAGCTTACTATTTCTAATGTGAGCATGGCTTATAGCAGCGGTAGTATTGTTCTTGATTCTTCTAGTAATTCTTTCATTATTGGCTATCAAGGGAGTCCGGAATACGCGATCATTGTAAAAGTAAATAGCTCTGGTACCTTACAGTGGATAAAAAAGCTAAGTCATGCGTCTAATGGGTTAAATTTCTATGGGATAGCGATTGATTCAAATGATGAGATGTACGCAGTGGGGTATGTAGGAACTACGGATAGTCAAGCACTTATTGTTAAATACGACACCTCTGGAGCCGTGGTTTGGCAAAGTACGCTTTCTTCTTCAGGAGAAGATATGTACTTCGTGGCCGCTGCGTGTGATGAAAATGACAACGTATACGCATACGGAACAAACGAAACAACTGCGGTACTTGTAATCGTAAAATATGATTCTTCTGGGACTTTGCTCTGGCAAAGAACGCTAAACCACACCCCAAATGGAGCGTTCCCATATGGGATTACAGTAAAAAATTTGTCTGTATATCTGTCTGGGATAGTGTATGGCACAACATACAATACAATGCTGACAGTAAAACTTCCTACCAGTGGGGCGCTAACTGGCACGTATGGTTCGTACGTATACGCAAGTTCTAGCTATACAGACGCTTCATCCTCGTACACAGAGGGTACTATTTCTAATAGCAGCACGACCGACAGCTATACGGAAGCTACGTCTACGTTTACCGCGTCTACTACGACTTACACCTCTACAACTACGTCCATCTAACAGGACTTCAACATGGCTGCGTACATCAATACCAACACTCTGGAATACCCCGTTTTCGAGGGGGATATCCGGCTTGCGTTCCCGAACACTTCGTTCCCTCGGCAGTTTGCGCCCCCGGACGGGTACGCTGCAGTGGCTTCCGTTCCACGACCGAACATTGACCATACCCAGAATGTGGTTGAGGGGGCCCCCGCCGAGACTTCGGGAAGCTGGGTCCAGACATGGGTAGTGACCAGCGCCTCTGCGCAACAGGTCGCGGATCGTACGGATGCGAAGGCCAAGTCGGTTCGGTCGGAGCGAAATACCCTGCTGCGGGACTGCGATTGGACTCAGCTGGCAGATTCCCCGGTGGCGAACAAAGCGGCGTGGGTGCAGTACCGTCAAGCACTTAGAGACATTTCGTCTCAGGCGGGGTTCCCTTGGTCCGTGGTGTGGCCGGTTACGCCTGCATAACCGCTTGGATCTACTGGCTTTTTAGGGTATTCTAGGATACAAATCGGGCGCAACGTGTTGCGTAAGGACAACAGATGGCTACTACATATAGTACAAACCTTGGTATCGCACTGCCCGGTTCCGGCGAACAATCCGGTACGTGGGGCGTAACGACTAACACCAACCTCGGCACCCTGATTGAACAGGCGGTATCGGGGTACGAAACGCAGGCGATTACCGATGGTTCGGACACGACCATCACGATCCCCAACGGCGCTACGGGCGTTGCTCGCAACATGTACCTTGAGCTCACGGGCTCGCTGTCGGCTGCACGCACACTGCTCGTTCCGGTCAACAAGAAGCTCTACTTCATCTACAACAACACGACTGGCGGGTATGCCGTCACGGTGAAGGTCTCTGGGCAGACTGGGGTGTCGGTGCCGAACGGCAAGAAGGTCGTGCTTACGTCGAACGGTACGGATGTCGTTCTGGCGATCAACCACCTGATCGGGACTGTGACTGGCGATGTGACCGGCGACTTGACCGGCAGGGTGATCCTGTCTGGATCCACGATCCCGTCGAACGGCTGGTACCTGCCTTCTGCGAATGTCGCGGGCCTTGCGACCAACAGCACTCAGCGGGTTACGGTCAGTGCGAACGGCTTGGTGACGATCAATGCCCCTGCCGCTGCCACACAGGCGCTCACGGTTACGGGCGGGGCGGCGACTCCCAATACGGCAGTTTCGTTCTCGGCTACGGCGATGACGGTCGATTGCTCGCGGGGCAACGTGTTTGCTACGACGTTCACTGCCAACGTGACGGTCGCTCCGTCGATCAGTAACCCGCAGGACGGCCAGACGATCAACTGGTTCATCACGCAGGATGCTACGGGTAGCCGTACGATGACGTGGCCTGCTTCGTTCAAGTGGCCCGGTGCAACTGCGGGGGTCCTGAGTACCGCTGCCAATTCGGTGGACCTGCTGGTCGCGACCTACCGGTCTAGTACCTCTGCATGGTACGTCACGCTCTTGAAGGGCTTCGCGTAATGAGCTTCATGGCACGGGCAACCGTCTCTACAACGCTGTACGAAGGTACGATTACAACGGCGCTCAGTTCAAGCGCGAAGTATACGGGCTTCAGCACCGTTTTGGACAGCGGGTTCGGCTCTAGGTCCCCGACAACCCTGACAACCGGGAATACCTTCCGCGCTTGTTATGACGAAGTGTCGTCAGCCACAGTGGAGATTAGTGGGTTTAGCTCGAATCCCGGCAAGGGGTTCATCAGGAACGTGATCACCGGGCCTACCCCTACGACACTGACGGGGGCAGCGGCTACGTACTCCTATTCTAGCGGGGTGGCAACGTGGACTTGGGCCAGCACTTTCGGCTTCGCGAAGAACGTCGCTTACGCATGTACGATCAACGGGTGATCTATGGTGCTTGAATCACTGGCAGGCGGGATCCTCGGCGGCGTGCTTCGTATAGCGCCGGAGATGCTGAAGTTCTTTGACCGCAAGGGGGAACGCGCCCACGAGCTTGCCATGATGCAGGCCGAAATGGAATTTGCCAAGGTGAAAGGCGAGATCAACATGAAGCAGATCGAAGCCGCAATTTCGGTCGCTGAGCTCGACACCATGGCAGAGGCAATCAAGGAGCAGTCAGCTACCTCAGTGGCTGCAGGTAAGTTTGTGGCTGCGTTGAGCGCCTTGGTCCGTCCGTTGATTACCTATTTCTTCGTAACGGTGTATGCACTGGTCAAGTACGCTTCGTTCCAGATCGCCATCATGCAGGGCGGGGAATGGAAGACCGTACTTATTGAGCACTGGGGCGAGCAGGACGTTCAGGTTTTCGTGATGATCCTGACGTTTTGGTTTGTAGGCAGGGTATGGGAACGAGCGAAGCAGTAGGTATCGCCGCTGCCCTGTGTAGGGAATTCGAAGGGTTTTATGCTAGGCCATATCTATGCCCTGCTGGAGTCCCCACACAAGGGTATGGAACAATCAGGAGGCCCGATGGAACGCCGATCACGCTGGACGCCGAACCAATTGACAAAGAGACTGCAGAACTTTGGCTTCAGGACGAGCTTGGCAAACTGCTTCCGGCTGTGCTGGCGGCATCTCCGGGCTTGGTTTCGTACCCTGCTAGGTTAGGGGCCATATTGTCATTCTGCTACAACTTAGGAATTGGCAGGTACCGGGCTTCGACGCTTCGCAAGAGGGTTAACGCATACGACTGGGCGGGTGCCAGACAGCAGATCAATCGCTGGGTGCGTGGTGGCGGTAAGGTGTTGAACGGATTGATTCGACGACGTGCAGCTGAAGCTGCGTTGCTATGAGTAGGACGTGAAATGCCGCTTTCCAAATTACAATTTCGTCCGGGTATCAACAAGGAATCCACCACCTACGCCAATGAAGGTGGCTTCTACTCGTGCGACAAGGTTCGCTTCCGGTCTGGGTTCCCTGAGAAGCTGGGCGGCTGGGTCAACCAGAATGCGACCTATACCTACAAGGGCATCGCCCGTTCCTTGTGGAACTGGGTCACGTACGACGGCCAGAACCTGCTTGGGGTAGGCACGAGCCAGAAATACTACATCGAGAATGGTGGCGAGTTTTTCGACATCACCCCCCTGCGCACTACGGTGACGCTGGGCACGGACCCCTTCACGACAGTCAACGGCAGCAAGGCCATTACAGTCACTGCTAACTCTCACGGTGTTGCGACGGGAACCTACGTCACTTTCACTAACGCGGGCGGGAATATCACGGTCGGTGGCCTTGTGTTGGCGAGCATAGCTGGGGTCGAGTTCGAAGTGGTTCAGGTGCCCAATAGCAACTCGTACATCATCGTGTCCCCGACGGCGGCATCGTCCTCGGCAACGGGCGGCGGTTCGGCTATTTCTGCCAAGTACCAGATCAATGCGGGTAATTCTCAGTCTATTCCGTCAGGCGGCGGCTGGGGCGCGGGCCCATGGCCGTCTTTCACAACTACGACATTGACCGATCCGTTCACCGCTTCTGGATCCGGGGTCTCGGTGCTGACGGTAACGCATTCTGCCCACGGCTTGAACACGGGGGATTATGTCTTCTTCGCGAGCATTGCGACCGACCCGTGCGGTATAAACAAGACCGTGATGCAGCAGGCGTTTCAGATCACCAAGGTGGACGCTAACTCGTACACAATCTCGACTGTAATCGGAAATCAGACCTATACCACGACTTCGGGCACGGCAAGTGGCGGTTCCGTAGTTGTTGACGTACCGTCTACTCCGGTACGTGGCTGGGGCGACGGCGTGAGTTCTACTACTGTGACGTATCTTCCGATGCGGCTGTGGAGTCAGGACAACTTCGAGCAGGATCTGATCATCAGTCCTCGCGGAGAGGCACTGTACTACTGGATCAAGGATACTACGACCTACGCCCGTGCAGTATTGCTTAGCAGTGTTGCCAACGACTCAACCTTAAGCGGCGCGATGACGATCAAGACCGGCTCGATCACGTCGGGTACTTCGACGTTGACGGTCACAGATTCGTTCAATATCACTGCAGGTTCGGTCGTGACGGGTACGGGGATCCCGGCTGGGACCTATGTGCTTACTACGTACACTGGTGGGTCTAGCGTACCTCTTTCGGCAAATGCGACCAGTACGGGTACGGGCGCGACCTATACGTTTAGCTATCCGGGTAGATTTGTGCCTAACAAATCGAACTACATTCTGGCTTCGGACACGTCGCACTTCACGATTGCATTGGGGGCAAACCCGTACGATCCGACCGACTTTGATACGACGTTCGATCCTCTGATGGTGCGGTGGTCTGATCAGGATAACCCGTTTGATTGGGTGCCGACTACCTTCAACCAATCAGGTGAGCAGCACATCTCCAAGGGTTCGTATCTTGTGACTGCTCGCGATACTCGACAGGAAATCCTAGTCTGGACAGACGCGGCGTTGTTCTCGATGCAGTACCTCGGGCCCCCGTACGTGTGGGGCTTTAACATGCTGATGGACAACATCTCGATTGCCTCCCCGGAAGCTGCGATCACGGTAAACGGCGTTACCTACTGGATGGGTGTGGACAAGTTCTACATGTACTCCGGGCGGGTTGAGACGCTGCCTTGCTCGCTACGTCAGTTCATATTCATGAACCTCAATAAAGATCAGATCGATCAGGTCGTGTGCGGGTCCAACGAAGGGTATAACGAGATATGGTGGTTCTATCCCTCGGCTAACAGTCAAGTCAATGATTCGTATGTGATCTTCAACCATCTTGAGCGAATCTGGTACTACGGCACGATCAACCGGACGGCTTGGTTGGACAGCCCGTTGCGGTCGTATCCGTTGGGCGCGTTCAGCATCCAGACTTCGTACCTCAATGCCGACATCAACAGCTCGGTAACCAGCATCGCGCTGGTGGACGGTACCTCGTACCCCAACTCTGGTACGGTGACGATTGAATCTGAGCAGATCACTTACACTGGGGTTTCCAACAACACCCTCACTGGGTGCGTACGAGGTGCGAATAACACGACAGCTGCAAGCCACAGCCAGTATACGGCAGTGCCGTACTACGTCCCGAATCAGGTCATGCAGCACGAAAACGGGAACGATGATGGGTCGGTATCCCCGTCACTGCCTATCGATGCCTACGTCGAGTCGTCGGACTTTGACATTGGGGACGGGCACAACTTCGGCTTCGTGTGGCGGATCCTGCCGGATATTACGTTTGCCAATAGCACGGCTACCCAGACCCACCCAAGTGCTATTTTTAGTGTCAAGGCACGGCAGAACTCCGGTACGCCGTATAACTCTAACGGTACCCCGACGGTCACCCAGACGGCTTCGTACCCGGTTGAGCTCTATACTGGGCAGGTCTACACCCGGATCCGGGGTAGGCAGATGGCGTTCCGCGTGGAGTCTGGTGAGCTCGGGGTCGCTTGGCAGCTGGGCACCCCCCGTATCGACATCCGCCCGGACGGTAGGCGCTAATGGCGACCATACGGAATATCACTGCCCCGAACCTGCCCAGTGCGCCCATCGCGTACGAGCAGCGGTATCAAGAGCAGCTCACAAACACACTACGGTTGTTCTTTAACTCCGTAACAAACAACGCTAACTCCCCGAAGCCGTACGGGTCGTTCTACGACACGACAAACCAGACTGCAGCGGTCATCAATACTGCATACCCAGTGCAGTGCAATATGACTACGGACGCCTTCCATGTCACGCTTGACTTGGCCACTTCGCGGTATTATGTAACAGAATCAGGGATTTACAATATTCAGTTTTCGGCGCAGTTGGGCAAAACCACTTCCTCTGCGGGCAAGGTGTATTTCTGGCTGCGGGTAAACGGGAACGATGTACCGCATTCTGCCAGCGTGGTGGGGGTTAAGGACTCTACGGGGATCTCCGTCCCGGCATGGAACTTCGTGCAGCCCCTTCGGTCGGGGGACTACTTTCAGTTGATGTGGAGTACCGATGATACGGATATCACCCTAGACGCGGTTGCCGCCTCGTCCCCTGTGCCGGAGGTCCCGTCGGTCATCTTGACAGTAACATGGGTTTCCGCAATTGCCCTGTGATGTGGTATTATCCACGAAATTCAACCCGTTGGGGTGAGTATGTATAACCTTAAAGACCCAATGATCGACCCCAATACGCTGAATTCCGGTATCCGTATGGGTATGCAGCCGTACACGGGTAGTGGGGTCACCCCTCCGATGAGTCAGGTTCCCCTGACTGGCTATTCCCCGCCGCTCAATTTCAACCGCCCGCAGGAAGTCGTCGGCGGCTACGAGCCCAACATTGATCCGTACACTGGGCAAGAGCATTTTGCGGACGGCGGAGAAGTAGGGGCTTATCAAAACGCGAATCCCTTCTCTGCGTACGGCCCTGACATCGCCCAAGGTGTGGGCATGGTACATGAATTCGGCGGGGCTTTTTCTGACTACTTAAGCGGGAGGAACGCACCTGCTTCAGCTGCCCCTCTTTCAACTGCATTTAGCGACCCTAACTCGGCTGTTAGCCCGATGAAAGAGCCCCCTCGCCAAGAAGCCCCTAGACTAACGGGCCAAGCTTTCTGGGATGCGGTCGAGCAGCGGCGTGCGGAGCGGGATGCTAACAGGCCACCTCCTACGCCTTTCACGTTGCCTGCTGGTGTAACGCCGTATACCCGTGATCCTAATGTGATCGATATCAGCTCGGCTAAAGATCGAGATGAACGAGCGGCGATAATCAACCCCTATATTGAGCAGCTGGCTAAGGCTAGAGGGACTACGCCGTATAGCGTGGTATACGGGGCAAGCACAGAGACCGGGGCTAACTTAGACCCTGATCAGTACTACACCGTCTGGGATCCGATTGCGAACGGCTTTATAGGGATGAAAGGAAGCGATTTAAGGGGTTATAACTTCGACATCATGCCGTCCTATTTTGAGCAAAGACCAGATGAGCTTACCGGCTTGGTGGAGTTTGCGTTACGAGACACGACGAATCTCGCTCCAATACTTTCAAGCATTCGGGAAGGGGACCCCTCTGGCAGAACATACAACCAGCTCATCTCTGCGCTAAGGACGATGGGGGTTGAGCTCCCTGAAGGTTACGCTGCGGGCGGTCTCGCTTCGCTCCTGAAATATAACGCTGCATAACGGTAGTTATCTTATGATTAAATCTGCGGCTAAAGGTTTAGCTTCTCTCGGACGTAACGGGGATTCCGTTCTTGTGCATATGTCTCCCAGAGAAGTTCAGGGGCTCCAAGCCCTCGCGAAGTCTCAAGGTAGCGAGCTGACGGTTAATCCCCATACAGGTCTCCCTGAAGCATTCAGGCTCAAGGATCTTATACCGATGATTGCGGGTGCAGCACTTGCTGCTACGGGTGTTGGCGCACCTGCCGCCGCGCTGCTGGTCGGTGGTGTAGAGGGTGTTCGTAAAAAGAACCTCGGTGCAGGATTGATGGCAGGCTTGAGCGCCTTCGGTGGTGCAGGGTTGGCTAGTGGATTGGCTGGAGCTGGGGCCAAAGCGGCTACGGAAGCTAGTAAGAATGTTATCGGATCTTCTTTGGGGGCGGGCACTTCAACAGGTGCGCTTGGTTCTGGTGCGATTAGTCAGGCAACACTACAGAGCGCGCTGCCTATTTCCGGTGAACTGGCGCTGCCGGGTGTAAATATGGCTGGACGAGCTGCTGCACAAGCCGCTCTGCCTACTGCTCAAACCGCACTTGCTCCCGCAGCACAGGGAATTGTCAGAGGCTCTTTACAGAAAGTGGGTATGGATGTCGCTAAAAAGCAAGGCGCTAAGGAGTTCGGGCAAGCTGCGTTGAGCGGCATCAAACAGCTAGGTGCAGGCACTGAAGCGTGGAAGCAGCTTGGACAGTCACTGGGTGCGCCGGGGGTGATGGCGGTTGCTGCCCCAGTCGTGCAGGCAATGTCAGAAGCTCCTGAGTTTAAACCTTACACGCCTCCTGAAGCTCAGTACTACGATGTTGATTTTGACCCCCGCAAGCGCCAGTTTACTGGAGGGCGGTTTACGAATGTATTCCCTTACGCGGAAGGCGGAGCCGTGGCTCACTATGAGGGAGGAGGCAGCACAGACGGGTATAGCCCGACTTACGGTATAGACGTCAATGCAGCGACTGAAGCCGCCGCGAAATCTGCAGCTGAGAAGGAAGCTGCACGACTTGCTGAACAAGCTGCCGTAACTAGGGAGTCTCGTGACGCCGTACTGCGGCACATGAATACTTACCAAAACGTCCCCTTGAACATGACATACGACTCCTCGTCAGGTATGCGTATGGGTACGGCTGCACCGGGGGCTTTTACGGACTATCTGTCAAACTTGAATAAGTTTGTTACGAGCCCATTCCCCGGTAGTGAAATTCAGTTCCGCTCCCCTACAGGTGTGGGCGGGATTGGTGGTGCGGGCGGTACTAACTATTCCGGTGGTATTAGGGGTACTGGCGGGCCTAACGGTACTGAACCTCCGCCCAGTGATACCGGGACTGGCGGTGGTGGTGGTGGTGGCACTCAGCCTCCGGGTGGCGGTGGTGGTGGCGGTGGTGGCACTCAGCCTCCGGGTGGTGGCGGTGGTGGTGGCGGTGATGGCACTCAGCCTCCGGGTGGTGGCGGTGGCACTCAGCCTCCGGTGCAGCAGGCTGATACGAGGGTTCTTATCGGAGACACCTACCTACCTGCCGGTACGACTACGCAGCATCGGGGCAACGGCTTCTATGACGTGTTCGACGCTAGTGGGGCGGCTATCGGCGTGCTTCGTCCCGGCGGGCCTAATGGACTCTATCAAGCATGGTCTACACCCCAGACGTTCACCGCCAGCGATGTTTTTGTCGGCAATACTTATCTGCCTGCTGGTACGACCACGGTAGATAGGGGTAACGGGTACTACGACGTTTATAGCGCAGACGGTAGCCGCATCGGCGTCCTTCGTCCGGGTGGTACTAGTGGTATTTACGATGCGCTGGCTGCGCCTGAAGCGCCGACCACGACCCCGACCCCAACTACGACCACGACTTCGCCTCCAGCAAGCGTTGACTACAGTAGTTACACTGACTACTACGACCCGTACGCTGCCAGCAGCTATTTCGCAGGGGGCGGGCTTGCGGCGTTGCCTGAATACCGTGCAGGTGGTAAATTCCTGTCTGGTCCGGGGGATGGCATGAGCGACGATATCCGTGCCAATATCAGTGGTAAGCAGGAAGCCCGGTTAGCTGACGGCGAATTTGTCGTTCCGGCGGATGTGGTCTCGCATATCGGTAACGGTTCTAGCAAGGCTGGAGCGAAGCAGCTCTACGCGATGATGGATCGGGTTCGGCAGGCCCGGACAGGGAAGAATCGTCAGGCCCCTGAGATTAAGGCACGTAAGTACATGCCAGCATGAGCTACGAATTCTCTTTAGTTCCGTTTGGACAGATCAGTTATGTAGTCCCGGCGCTACTTGCTAATCTGGAGAAGTCGCAGTTCTGGACTAAGGGCAGGGCTAACGTAGACGATATCGTACGGTTTATACTGACGGGACAGATGAACCTCTGGGTACTGTTTGATACGGAGTCCTCTATGGTAGAAGGGCACGTAATTACGGAAATCAAAGAGTACCCGCAATGCAAGATGTTAGTAGTGCAGTACTGCGCTGCAGAGCCCCACTTACTTGATCAAGTTGGGGACAAGGTATTCGGGATTCTCGAACAATTTGGAGAAGCCTGCGGATGTAAAGGGATCGAGTTTTTCGGACGCCCCGGTTGGGGCCCCCACGTTAAACAGCGTGGGTATGTTACTCGAACCGTAGTCTATGAAAAGCATTTTAAGGAATCACTATGAGTAGCGGCGGCGGCGGATCATCGGCACCTACCCAGCAAACCGTATACCAAACCAGTCTTCCGGAATACGCAAAGCCGTATCTAGAAAAGCTGTTAGGTAGCGCGGAGGAACTCACTACAGCGGATGTCTATAGGCCCTATACCGGGCAGCAGATCGCTGGATTGAACCCGCTTCAACAGCAGGCCATGATGAATCTCCAGCAGTTTCAACCTGCTGCGCAGATCGGTCAGGGGACTCAGCTTGCTCAGATGGCGGGGCTTGGTTCCATTGGTGCAGGACAGCAATATGCACAGACGGCGACGGATCCGAGGGCGCTCCAAGCTTATATGTCCCCGTATATGCAGAACGTCGTGGACATGCAGAAGGCTGGGGCGATTCAGGACTACGCGAAGTCTATCCCCGGTATGAAGGCGCAAGCCTCGACCGTAGGTGGGTTGGGCGGCTCTCGTTCTTCTATTCTGGAAGCCGAAGCGCGTAAGGGCCTGATGGGTCAGCTGGGCTCGATCCAGACTCAAGGTTTGCAGAATGCCTTCCAGAATGCGCAGCAGGCGCAGCAGTTTGGCGCTGGGCTCGGTATGCAGGGTTACGGTCAGGCGCTGGGCGCGGCGGGTACCCTTGGGCAGCTTGGTCAGACTGCATATGGTCAGGCGACCGGTATCACCGAGGCTCAGATGCGTGCGGGTGAATCGGCTCGGCAGCTTGAACAGCAGGGGCTCGACAAGCAATACCAAGACTACATTGCCGCGATGCGTCAGCCGTATCAGCAGCTGTCGTTTATGTCGGACATTCTTCGCGGTGCCCCGCTCGGCTCCACGACACAGACCATGTATAGCCAAGCTCCTGCAAGTCAGCTCGGTCAGTATGGCGGGTTGATTGGTGGACTGGGTAGCCTGTTCATGGCAGGGAGATAACGATGCCTATTCAGATCAGCCCGCAGGGGCTTCAGTTGCAACAGCAAGCTATGGGCATGCCGCGTGATCAAATGCAGGCACTACTGAACCAGCAGATCGGATTGATCCCGCTGCCGGAGCTGCTTGCGATCAAGAGCGCCGTGGACCGTGCGCAGCTTAGAAGCGCCCCACCGCAGGCCCAGCCTGAGCAGACGACTGTTGCACAGGACTTGATGATTCAGAAAGGCACGCAAGATCGGATGCAGGGCGGGGTCGCGACGCTCCCGGTAGCTAACGTGGGCAATGAAGCTGCCTATGCAGGCGGTGGGATTGTGGCGTTTGCTGAAGGTGGGACTCCTTACGGACGAGCGGTCGAGCGGTTTGGACAGGGTATTGCAAATTTTGCTACAAGTTCTCCAAAAGGAATGTACAGCGACCCACGAGCTAAACGACGAATGCTAGAGGAAGAAGCCCTTAAGGTTCTTAATATTGATAAACGCGGCTCATTACTTGGCGGCTTCATGGATCAATCTGATGAGGAGCGTCAATTCGCGCAGCAAAAAGTTGAACAGATTCGTAATATGCCAGAGGACCAACTCCTCGCTTTAATAGCCGAAGGACAGGCCGCATCTCAACCTGCCTCTAGTGCAGGTTCAGAACAAGGTGCCCCGCAGTATGGTCTGGGCGCTGTAGGAAAGCGGCAATTTGGCCCCTTCAGTCGGCCTACTCCGCAGATTAGGCAATTTGGGCAAGCGGAAGAAGGTGCTTCTGCCCGCGCCGCTGCTCCTGCTCTTAGTATACCGGAGCTGCTCAAATCGCCTGCCCCCACTGAGTCGGACTTTGGTATTGGTGACCTACAAAAACGCGCAAATAAGGACGAAAAAGCGCGAATGAAAGAAATTCAAGAAGCCCGTGGCGAAGATGTGCTTGCTAAGCAGGAGGGCGAGCTCAAGGGCGAGCGTGAGAAGCGCACAGGTAAGGCTGCCCAGACTAGGGACATGTGGCTCGCGCTTTCTCAAGGCTTCTTCGATATGGCTGCATCGGGTAAGCCGACATTCACGGGCGCTCTTGCTGCAGGCGCACAGCGTGGATTTGATGCGTATCGTCAAGCCCTTGATAAGCGCGATGCTCTTAAAGAGAAGTATGACGACAAGCTAGCACAAATTGCTCTTGCCAAACAGGCTCAGGCGGAAGGAGACTATCGTTATGCAGCGTCACAGCTTCGTGATGACGAGAAGGAGCTTAATGCTGCACAGAGAGCGTTCAAAACAGCAGATCTGAATTTCCGGCAGTTTGAGATAGGGCAAACTAACGATAGTATTCAGCAGCTTCGTACCCTCGCCGCACAAAGTAGAGAGAATGAACGGGATCGTCGAACTCAACTTGAGGTTGCGAACATCGGGCTTGAACGCGCTAGGGCATCTGCCGAAGATCGTGGGGCACTGACTGACTATCAAAGAGCAAATCTTCTAATGAAACTTGATGAACTTCCAGAAGTACAACAAGCAGACGAAGCGGCTGAAAAAGAAATTGCTGCAAAAGGCAGTCGAGTCCTGAATAGCCCGGCGGGGCAGGCCGCTCTTGCACAACGGAAAAAGGAGATTCGTGCAGAAGCGGCAAAAAAACTGGGCATAAGGGGGCAAGGGTATAATCCCATATATAGCGCCGCAGATACGATTCTCGGGAGACCGTAATGGCCTCTGCTGAAAAATACGCTCGATGGATCGTAGCAAATGAAGATAAACGTGGTACTCCTGAATTCGATACTGTAGCTAAAGCATATAGGTTAGCTAGGCAAGAAGAATCTGCGGAGCTCGAAGGCCCCTCCAGTGGAGAAATGCTGGCGCAGCTAAAACCAGATTACACCTTTGGCGAAGCCATCTCCAAGGGCTTCACTCGTGGCAAAAAGCAACTGTCGTCTGCACTGGGCGACGTGCTGCCTGCCATGGCTGCGAGAGGGCTTGGGTTTGACGAGTACGCACAGGAGCAGATGGAAGAAGCTGCCCAGACCCAGCAGGAAATTGCACGGGAATACGCTCCGCAAGTGCAGAGTTACAAGGATGTGGCTGGCCCTCGCGATGCCCTGATGTACGCAGCGGAGACCATATCCGAACAGGTCCCGAACATCCTGACTTCGCTAGTCCCCGGTGTTGGTACTGGGGCCCTCATGGCAAGAACCGCTGCTTCCGCCGCTACCAAGGCCGCTGCACAAAACGCTGCTGTCTTCTTGGGTTCCTACGCCCAAAGTGCGCCCGAAGTCTTCCAGAACATTTACCAAGAAACGGGCGAAATGGCCCCCGGTGCCTCGTTGCTTTTCGGTGCAGCAGCAGGTGCATTGGACTCGGTGCTGCCAGCCAAGCTGGCTAAGGCTCTGACGGGTCCGGTCAAAGCAGGGGTAGTCGAGAAGCTTCTTGAAGGATCCGGCATGGAGCGCGGGCTGCTTCGGTCGGTCACAGCCAACACGCTTGAAAGCATGGGGGTCGAAGGCGTAACGGAAGGTGCGCAGGAAGCCATCAGTATCGCTGCAGAACGCTTCATCAACGACAATCCGGAAGTGTTTGGCAACAAGGAATGGGACCGGATTTTCGAGTCTGCCATCCGTGGCGCGATTGCCGGTGGTCCGTTCGGTGCCATCGAAGGTGCAGTGGATACCTCTCGGGAAAGCGCACAGCGTAGGCAGGCGGAAGAAGCCCAGCGCGTGCAGGAAGAAGAACGGGCTCAGGTACAGGCTCAGCAGGCTGCGGATGCCGAGATCGGCCAGACCCTTGATGAGTTCCGGGCAAGGAATACCGAACCCCAGCTGCTGTTGCCGGGGATCGAGCCCGAGCCTTATATCTCTACGCTCGTTCCCACAGAAATTGATTCGCGCACGAAGGAACAGAAGAAGGCCGCTGCAGTCGCTGAAAAAGCAATCAGCAAGGAGGATGCGAAGCAGGCCGACAAGCAAACCGAACTGTTTGCCCCCAGAGCTTCTTGGGAAGCAGAAGCCAAGCTGACGCCGTTCGCCCAGAAGATGGCAGAGCGCAATGCCAAGCGGGTCGAGTTTCTAGCCAAGGAAGAAGCGAAGCAGGTCAAGCTTGCAGAGCAGGCCAAAACTAAGCAAGAACGCGAAGCTGCCAAACAGAAAGCAATTGAGCTGAAGGCTGAACGAGTTCGGTTGTCCAAGCAGATCAAGGAACAGCCCGAACTGCCGTTTGGAGAGCCTGCGCCGCTTCCCTCGGAAGTACCCCCCACGGAACAAGGGGATACCTTTGACTTGTTTGCAGCTAGGCCCACCCCTGCGGCGACCACGGAAGCGATTCCGGAACCGACCGTGCGCAAGAAGCCGGAGAAGTTTACTACCATTGACGCGCTGCCCTCTGTGCTACCGGAGGATCCGAAACTAATTAGCACTGCGTTTGGGCTTACGGCGAAAGCGCCTATCCTGAAGCAATTAGTAGGTAAAGACCTTACCAATCCAGAAGTTGTGGCGGATCTCGCTGATATTGTTGTTCCTCAGTTTATAGAAGCACAGCGGAAAAAAGCCCCAAATGCCCCATCAATCGGACGATTCGAAAGCTTCCTCGAACGGCTCAAACCCGCTCAACCTGCAGCGCCCGTCGCTACAGAAACTCAGCCCGAAGCAGCTAGAACAAGCGATGAAGTGCCTGTACCTGCAGCGGAACCCACGGTCCAAGGTACTCCAGCAACTGGAGGCGAGAGACTGGCTGGTCCTAGCGTTCCTGCTCCAGTGCCTCCTGCAGGAGAAGGCGGAGTCGGTGCTGCACTAGAAACCGCTCCCGCTCCCGCTGCGGAAGTCCAGCCGCCGGTCAAGGGTAAGATCAAGAAGGCTGCTAAGCCCAAAGCAGCATCCGTGCCGCCTGCGCCTGTTGTCGAAACTCAAGCTGCTACACCGAAAGCGGCTCCGACTGATGAAGAGCGCCGTGCGGGGCTTGAGGCGCGCCGTTCGGAATTGATGAAGAAGGCAAGCGCGGCTAACCTCAGAGAAAAATCGCCAATCAGTGATGACGCATATGAAGCGATAAAAAATAACTTAAAGCGGTACAACTTTGAGCGGGCGGAAAAGCTGCTTAAGGGGGCAACACCAATTCGGGATGAAGGAACATTCCGTGGTCCCAAGTACAAAGGCGCATCGTTTGACGATGATACTCGCCGCTTGGTCGAACAGGGTAACGTAAAGGAAGCTGTCGGGCGCATTGCACAACGAAGCAGCCCCGCAGTCCGGAATGTCCTGCGCAAGGTTCAGTCGCTTAATCTCAGGCCCAAGGTCGAGATCCGCAAGGCTGACATGCCGGGATCCGGTGCCTACGACCCGCGTACGAATACGATTGTGCTGGATCCAGACAGTGGGCTCAACGACCACATCTTCGTGCATGAGCTGATCCATTCCGCGTTGGTCAATGTGCTTGGCAACCCAGAGCTGAAGATCACCAAGGACTTCACGAAGTTCTTCACGCAGATCAAGAACCAGATGGGCGATGCCTACGGCGGGCAGGACCTGCAGGAATTTGCTTCTGAACTGGTGGGCAATCCCGAATTTCAGGCGTTGCTCAAGACCATCAAGGCTCCGCGTAGTGAGTCCTTCTTCAAGAAGATCATGCGGGCTATCGCGGATTTCTTTGGTTTCCCCCCAAATGCCTACGATGCTGGGCTTAAGTTTGTGTCTGATGCGCTCGATATCTCCGAAGGTGTTGAGGTTCTTCCGTGGGACAAGATGTTCTACGGTCCCGGCAACTTCGAAGCTGTTGCAGAAATTGGCAGGTCTATGCCAAAGGCGACGAAGAACGCAATTGAGGAAGCCAAGAACGTCTACTCCAACCTGACTGACGGGGGTGGGTTCAAGGAAACCGCATTTGGCCTTCTTCGGCTGGACAACATGAACGACATGTTCCGCACGGAGCTGCCGGGTATCCAGAAGCTGCTGAACGCAATCGAGAGGCGTACTGGTGACGAAGCACGTCGGATCAATGATGTGAACGCCAAGGCCAAGAAGATGCGCAAGACCTTGAACCGGTACCCGAACGAAGTTGCCCGCATGGACCAGATGGCGATTGATGCGCGTCTTGCCCAAGTGGACATCCTTGACCCGAAGTTCACGCCCACACCCAAGAACCGTGCAGAATACGACCGGCTCAAGCAGGTGTTTAACGCGCTACCGTCTGATGTGCAGGATGTGTACCGTGTGGCACGCAAGGATTTCGATGCTCAGCTGACAGAGTACCGGCAGATCCTGATGCGGGCAGCGGAAGACGCTTCCCCGTCCCTCGCCAAGCGCCTGCAGACTCAGTTTGCAGTGGATGGAATGCTGGTTGGGTATGTACCGTTCGCCCGGTATGGCGATTTCTGGGTTGAGTACACGGATCCGGCCACCAAGGAACGGGCAGCGGCAGCATTCGAGAGCTTCAGGGAGCGCGAACAGTTCATCAACCGCGAGCTGGCCCCCAAGAAGATCGACTTCAGGAAGTACGAGCAGCTGGAAAATGCTTTGTTCGACCCGTCCAACGTGCTGCCTACTTCGACCATTGGGCAAATCATGTCCAACCTGCAGAAGCAAGGTGCCGAAAAGGGCCTTCCCCCGGATGCCATTCGTGCCCAGATGGACAGCGTGTACCAGATTTACCTGAGCATGTTCCCCGGCCAATCGATCATGAAGCAGTTCATCAAGGCGAAGAACACGCCCGGAATGAGCAAGGACCTGATTCGCGGGTATAGTGACTTGATGGTCCGTTGGGCCCAGAAGATGCCCAATGCTATTTATCTGCCGCAGATCAACGAAGCTCTCAACGAGATCAAGGCGCAGAAGGAAGGCCAGAACGAAACGGTCAAGGCTGCGGCACGTAACATATTGAACCAGTCGGCCTTTATGCGCGACCCCACGTTCAACAACTTGGTAAACGCGGCAACGTCGTTCAGCTACTTTGAGTACATTGCGGGTAATATCTCCTCGGCAATCGTCAACCTGACTTCGCTGCCCCTGCTGGTATGGCCGATCCTGTCCCGATTCGGGTTTGGTAAGGCTTCAGATGCCATGTTGTCTGCAGGTCGTGTAGCGATGAACGATTGGAGCAAGGGCAAGTACGCCGCCCTGTACAAGACCCTGATGGATCACGGGCAGCTCGAACACACCATGGCTCGGGAGATCTTGAATAGCCGCAGGAAGAAGTCGTCTGACTATACCAGTGTTTGGGCGCGGGTCATGGATGGGCTTTCCGTGCCGTTTGCCGCAACTGAAAAGTACAACCGCTCCGTGACTGCTATTGCAGCCTATGAATTGGCGCGGGGCAAGAATATGTCGGAGCAGGAAGCGATTGATTTTGCATTGAAGACCACCAAGGACGCGCACACCTCGGGCATCGCTGCCACGGGTCCCCGCTGGATGCAGAACGCGGTCGGACGTATTTTCTTCACCTTCAAGTCTTTCGTATGGAACAGCGCCTATGTTGCAGCGCGAGCGTTCCATCAGTGGGCAAAGGGGCAAACCCCGGAAGTCCGCGCCGCTGCGCGCAGGCAGGTGCTTGGCATGTTTGGCATGGCCTCTGTCCTTACTGGTGTGAAGGGAATGCCGTTCTACGGAGCCTTTAGTGTGCTTGGCACGATGATGCAGGCTATGCTGGGCGATGACGACGAGCCGTTCGACTTCCACGAAGAAGCCAGAAACTTCTTTGGCGAGCTCGGATACAAGGGCGGGCTTAACTACTTGCTGAACTTGGAAATATCCAACCGTGCAGGTATTGCAACAGATTTGGTGTTCCGTGACGACCCGCGTGGGGTTGAGCAAAATGGATATGTGCTGTCTGCCATGAAGAATGCGTTCGGTCCTGCAGGATCGTATCTGGTCGGAGCTGAACGGGGCATCAGGCAGATGGCCGAAGGGAATGTCTGGCGGGGTGTCGAATCCCTCTTGCCAAGCTGGACGCGGAACGGGCTCAAGGGCGCTAGGTACATGCAGGAAGGCGCGTTGACCCTCAAGGGGGATCCGGTGGATGAGGACATCAGTGCATGGAATTCGCTCAACCAGATCATCGGGTTCTCACCTGCAGACTTGTCGTCTAGGTACGAAAAGATTTCTGCGGCAAAGGCTTACGAGAAGAAGATCAACGATAGGCGTCAACGGCTCATAGACCTGTACGACATGGCGCGGACTTCGGGGGATACGGAGTTGTTGGCAGAAGCCAAGGCACGCATCAACGAGTACCGGCTTGCCCGGATCGGTAAGCCCATAACGCAGGACACCCTCGAACGCTCGTTCAGGGCCCGCAAAGCGGCTGAGAAGGAAATGCTCTACGGCGTGCGCTTCGACAAGAACCTGCGGTCGCAGATCGAAGAGAAGTTTTTCTCGGAAGAGGATGAGGAATAAAAAACCCCCGCCGCGAGACGGGGGCTAAAACTTCTCAGGTGGAGAAGAAGAGTGCGGGGGCATTGTACCATCCTTCCGCCAAGCCCGCACCCCGTACACGCCGTTTTCGACCACCTGTTTGCAAGTGCAGTCGAGTTTCAGCCTGCGACACTCCCGCATGATAAACCGTTGCACCGCAATACGGTCTACGCAGGGGACGAAAAACGAGGATCCGGGCTGGAACTTACTCCACTGGATTAGCAGGGGCTGATTGAAGATCTTTAGCAAACAGAGCCTCCTCCTTGAAGAATTCCAGCTTTGTGGTGTCGAAGAACAGGGCGTTGACTGCCGTCGCGGTGCCCGTCGAGGTACCGGCTAACATGCGCTTCTTGTCCCTGCGGAGGAACCCGCCCGACTTCTTGTAGGGTATCAGGGTCTCCTCGAAGTTCAGCTTCATCTTTTGGCAGGCATCCCGGTAACTGCGGGACACAACGTACAACATCTTGGTATCTGGCTCGTACCGGGCCACCAGCTGCCCACGGGGCTCCTTGATCGGGCCATAATCGAGACCGGTGCGCTTGTCCTTGTTGCCGTTGATGACCAGCATATCGCTGTAATGGGCTGCAAGGAACGCACCCAAGAAGTCTTCTTGGTCGAACAGGTACTCCCGGTTCTTCTCGCGGGTGTCGTTGATCAGCTTGATCCCATAGTCGAACACCGGCTTGACCGGGATATCGTGCAAGCCAAGATGCTTGGCAATCGTCCCGCCAGCGATGGCTACGGACACCATCAGAGCCCAGTACCGCTCCGAGTTGCGGATCCCGGCAGCTTGGTCCACTTTCAGCTGGATTTCAGTTAGTTTTTGTTTGACGGTCGGCAACTGCGAGATAATGGCCCGTGCAAACGGCTCAATGGCGTGCCCGTAGTTCTCCGTCAGCGGCCCGAAGTGGCCCCTAGCCCACGTAGCATTGTCATACGGATCCGGCTTGATTTCGACTTCGATGATGCGCTTGAGCTCACCGTCAGGGAATCCCTTAATCGATAGCAAGGCGTCGGTGATCCGCTGGTTGGATGACGTGATCAACCCGGTCTGCCACTTGGTCGAGTTCGTACGTTCGGCGTTGTCGTGCTGGCGCAGGCGGTTCTTGGCCCGTCCGGAGGTCACGTCGTAGACCTGCTGGGACAGCTGATCAGCGCCCATGTTCGTGATCTCGTCCATGGTAACGGCCAGATTCTGCATCACGCCAAGGCGCTGCATCCGGGAGTTGTACGTGTCCTTCGGTGCCAGCAGAAGTTCCTTGGGCTTGCCGTAGATGCTGTTGATTGCCTGCAGGATGGTCGTCTTGCCGGTACCAGACTCGCGGCTCACGAGGTTCAGTACGAACCCGTCCAGCGGGGTGAAGCGCATAAGCAGCGTGCCAAAGCCCATGAAGAAAGCGAAGGCCCGACACTCCATGCCCGGACGCCCATAGGCATTGATGATGTTCTTCCATACATGGAAGTCGCCCTTGGGCTTAAACAGGGGGATATTGGGCAGGGTTGGCACGGACGGCGGACTATATACCGTCTCGGTTGCGCGGATCTCCCGGTCGCCAATGATCAAGCCAGACTCGTCATCCAGCCAACCAAACTGCCTGTGTGCTTTCTCTGCGTGTGCTGCTAGCTGCAATTCGTCCACCGATCTACTGATGTAGAACATAAGGGCCTCTTGTTTCTTCACGCCGTATATCGATACGCCGATCTCCGAAACGGAAGCGATGAATTTTTCCTTCGACATCGAGTGACCCAACGGCATGATCACTTCCCGCACGCCGTCCTTCGGCAGGTGCAGCCGAACCAGAATCGTCTCCCCGATATCGGGATCCTGCAGGCGTTTGACAACGTACAGATCGTACGGGTAGACCAGTTCTTCGATGTCGTTGTCGTCCTTGTCCTTCGTACGCACAAAGATCCCGCCAGCCTTGCCTCGGAAGAACGGGAACGGGTACTTGGGGATTACGTAGGTTGTGGGCTCCTTGGTCTTCTCCTCGGGGGCAACAACCACATTGTCGGCTTCGGTCGCTTCGATGATCTCCCGACCCAACTGGATCGGGGACGTGATCTTGAGCGGGCATCCCTCACACCCTGCCGGGTTCAGCTTGCGGAAGGTTTCGCAGGTGTACGGGCCCTTGGTCTCGCTGGCCTTGCGGTCAGTATCGTTCGCGTTGTACTCAGGGTGCTTCTTGGATATGACATGGATGGCCTTGTCCCGATCCGCGCACTGCTCGGCAATGCTCAAGCCCGCCCGCCACAGGGGTTCAGGGATTGTCGCCTGATTTTCGTAGATGTTTACCAGCTGCGCGCAGCCTGTGCCCTCAATCGACTTGACCAGAATCTTCTTGAAGCTGGACTGGCTGCTGCCCATCAGCGCCAGCGTAGTTGGGTCCATGGCACGGCGACTGGTCGGCTTGTTCAGTGCGTTCAGGACATCCACATCGGGGGTAAGCAACCGCTCAATGTCGCTGCGCTCGATCTCGGGCGCGACATGCAAAATCTCGACTAGGATCGGGTTTGTTGGATCCTTGACGTGGTACGTACCGGGGATTCGCAGGACTCGGGCAGCTTCGCCGGTCACTGCAGGATCTACTTTGAACCCGTGCTTGGCACACAAGAACTTCAGCTGCTCGGCGTAGTTGCGCCATTCTAGCCGGGGCATGGCCTCCTTCATAACCCAGTATACGTGCGCTCCAAGCCCAGACTTGACGATGGTAGGGCGCGGCAAGCCAGCCTTCTTGCAGAAATCCTTGAGCGCAACCATGCCATCGCCCAGATCCGTGTAGGGCTTACCGGGGCCGCAATCGAGGTCCATATAGAAAGACTTGAGCGCAACGGCATTGGTCGCAATGCGCCCCTCGTCGGGGTTACCGTACTTCGCCATGGCAAAGAAGGCGTTGTATTCGTCTTCGACAAGCAGGTTGGCGTTCGAGTCGATCTCGTCAATCGAGGTAACGAACCGCTGCCGGACATCGCGATTTTCGCCTACGTCCTTTATGCCGAACGTGCAGTAGCACTCCCCGTCTTGCAACGGGGGAAGTACCAGCGCAAGAAATTCTTTTCTTGAAACCATAGCCGTCCTCGGTACCGTCAATAAATGGGAAGGGCAGGAACGTGACGGCGGCGTTCTTTTCGGTAGCTAGCCTAGCCCACCCAATTCTTCAAGTCAGTTTCTTCAGCAGCTCGGCAACAGTGCCCGCATGTTTTTCAGACACCACTGTCTCACCACGGAACCACGCATACACGGTTGGGGGACTGACATGCAGGTAATCTGCGACATCAGCAATCGGTATGTCACGTTCCAAGCACAGCAGGCCAAACTTGACCCCAAGCAATTCAGGATCCGCTTCCCGAATCTGCCGTGCTGTAAGCGAAGAATAAGCCATGATCAGTCATCCCATTCTTCGAGGATCTTCGACAGATCCTTCTTGTCACCGGCCACGACTTCTTCCTTCTTGGTCTGGCGCTTGACGGGCTCTTCAATCTGCCCCTCGATGACGGGCTCGGCACTCACCTTGACCTTGGCAGCAACCGGCGCGGCAGAGACCACCGTGGTCTTGGAATCGATAGCCTTGACGCCATCAACCTCGGCCACCGTCATGGTGATCGCACGATGCGCAGCCTCAGTCTTGCCACGCTCCAGCACGGTTGCGTGTTCCTCGCTGGTGAGGATCTTGACCGGCTTGAAGGTCAGCTTCGGGGTCGCGCTCGCCGTGTCGAACCGCATCTCGGTAACGACCGCAGTGACCGGAATACCCTTGCTGCCAATCGCACGACCGTAAGCCTGCAGCGGCCACTTGCCGGGTTCGCCGTCGCCAAAGATCGATGCAGCGGGCAGCGTCAGCTGGTACACATCGCCATCAATATCGTTCGCCAATACAACTGCAATACGCTGGCTGAACCGGCACGCACGGCTGTTGCCCTGACCAGAACCGGCCATGTTCATCGGGCAGTCCACACACCGCTTGGACTGCGGGGAAGTCGCCTTCGCATCAGGCACGTCGCCATCTGCAGACCAGCAATCAGGGGGCGCAGCCTCCGCACCTTCCGTATACGTGTTTGCATAGAACGTACGCGCCACCTTCGGGGCGGCGGCAACAATCACGACGTTCATGGCACGGTCTTCGTTCTTGGTGATCTCCTTGCCGTTGACCATCATACGCCACACGCCGCCCTTGATGGAGATGCGCTTCATCCCACCGCCACCACCCGAGTTACCCATCAGGGCCTTGGTAGTGCTATCGACTTCCATACCGCGCAGGTAATCCGGCAGGGCATTACCCAAAATCGCAAGTTCGTTACTCATCTTCGCTCCTATCTCTTCGTAATAACAATCGTCTGGTTCACATCCGCATTCAGTCCCGGTGGATGCAGGTCGGGGTTTTCTTCCAGAAACTGGGCCATGTTGGCGTTGTTGATCCTGTGCTGCATCAACGAGAAGGCATCGTGGTCCTTCATGAAGTTGATCATCGCATCCCAGTCGCTGGCCCAATAGTGCTTGTTGACCCTGCGGGACACCGTGCCGAATTCAGTGCGCAGTGTGAATGTCCCCTGCTCTTTGCAAATGTCCAACAGCTTTTGGGAAATCAGATCAAGCTGCTCCTTCAATTCTTCGTCTTGCTTTGCAATCTCGCGTCGCTTGTCGCGGATCTTTACGTAGATCTTTGTAAGCTTATCAACAGTAGTTGCTTCTTCTATCGATTCCATATATGCACTCCTCTTCTAGTAGGGCCACTCTAACCCTTATAAATTGTGAAGTCAAACATCACTCAACAGGTTCTTGTACAGGTCCACGAGCTTTTCGTGGATGTCAACCTTTTCCGAAAGCATCTTGTAAATCCGTCGCTCGACCGGGCTTCCTTCAAGATGCACCACAGTGCAGGGGTTACGTTGTCCCGCACGATGCACACGAGCATTAGCCTGCAAGTAGGTTTCGATAGACGTTATCGGACCCCACCAGACAACCACGTTGGCCGCGTGCAGAGTTACGCCGTGCGCTGCAGCTTGAGGCTGGATGACCAGCACTTGTGGGGTCTTGTCGTTCTGGAACTTGGCAAAGATGTCCGTACGCTTCGTGGCCGATATACCTCCATGAATCACTTCGCACGAAACATTGTTGGCCGTAAGTTCCTCAGACAGTATATCAATCGCGTGCCTGAACGGAGCAAACACAATGACCTTGTGGCTGGCCTCCTCAATAACTTCCAGCAATGCTGCGATGCGGTTCTTGGCGTCAAACGCCACCACTTCTCCACTATCCGAATAGACTGCGCCACACGACAGCTGCAACAGCTTGTTCAGGTTGGCAGCGGCATTGACAGTCGTGATCTCCTCGTTCGCTGCGTACACCATCATGTTCTTGCGTAGCTTCTCGTAATACTTATCCTGCTGTGCAGTCAACGGGACGTGCCTTGACGTGTACGTCATCTCCGGCAGGTCTAGGCATTCTTCCTTTGTAAACCGGATCGCTGGCTGCAATACCCTGTGTACGATCTGTTGGGCCTCGGACTTCGGGATCCACTTGAACGTCGTGATCTTCCGCATAACTTGGTCGCGGAACGCACCGAAGAACTTGGGCACTCCGCCCGGATTGATGATCTTGGCGAGCCCGTACGCATCTGTTGGGACCTGCGCCGCTGGCGTACCTGTTAGCATCCACACCCACATCTCGGGGCGTATGATGGAGTTGAACGTCCGCCATCGCTTGGTCGATACGTTCTTGTACGAGTTGGCCTCATCAACCACGATCAAGTCGAACCCGCCATTCTTCACATCGTCCTTAACAATCTCCAGCCCATCGAAGTTGCAGATGACGAACTCAGCGTCACTCAGCACGGCCTTGCGGCGCTTGTCCTTCGAGTAGCTATGCGCGATTGCGCAGGTACGATGAACTGCAAACTTGAACAAATCACCTTCCCATGCCGACGACATGATGGACAGTGGGCATAGCACCAGCACGCGCTTGATCAGCCCGACCTTCATCAAGTAATCCGCAGCCCATATCACTGAGGAGGTCTTGCCTGTTCCTTGCTCATTGAAGCAGAACGCTCGGCGGTGCAACGTCAAGAAGGATGCCGTGGTCTTCTGGTGTTCGAACGGTCGGTACAATCCCGGCCAGTCGTACTTGCCTATGATCGGGGACGGTACGTTCTTGACCCCCATGTTCGACAGGATCTGAGCTTCTTCCACACCCCACCTGACCAGCACTTCGTTTGACCCCAACGGTTTCGAGTTGGGCACGACAGTCAGGATGCGGTTGGGCTCCCGTACTTTCAGCAGCAATGCTTTATTTTCTATGATCTGCACTATTTCTTCCTAATGGGATACAGACCGAAAGTGATGTTTTCACTCGGTCTATGACTACTTACGGTAGTCACTCGGCTATTTGCTAGCGGTCCCGATAGTACACCGGGCAAAAATCAGAAGTCAAATGGGTTTGTTCTTCGAGCTGCGCTTATAGCCACGATTGGCCGACGCGCTCTTGACACGCAGGTTGGACTTTGCTGTGGACCCGCCCTTGCTCAACGGGACCTTGTGGTCCACGTCCTTGCCGTCGCCCTTGTGGACTCGGCCTTCCTTCATCAGCTTGGCGCGTGCTGCATTGCGCTTCGCTCGGTTCTTCTTCTGCTCAGGTGTGCCCTGATACTGCGCGTACTCCTTGTCGTACGGTCGCGGCTTGTTTACGTATGGCATGTTAGTAGGATCCTTTTCCATTGTGGGTGCAGTCCTTGACTGGGCACCATTTGCTACAGGTGAAGTTCGGGCGCGGGTTCCACACGTCGGCTTTGTAGGATTCTTCCAGCCGTGCCGTATCCGTGATCCACCGTTGCCAGTACACAGGCTCTTGCGCGACATCAAACGCATCGCGGACAAACTCGTTAGCAACAACGAACAGCAGCCCCGCCTTCACCCGCTTGACCTCGGGGAAGTGTTTGAACAGGGCCAGTGACAGAATCTCCAGCTGCTTGGTGTCTGCATACTTGCTGGACTTGCCGGTCTTGTAGTCAACCATGCGAGCCTCGTCGCCCTGCAGAATGATCAAGTCAGCGATACCCCTCCACCAAACATCCTTGGAGAAGAAGTCACAGGGCTCAAGATTCTTGGTGAGCCCCATCTTGTGTTCACACAGAAACGTACCCGGATACTTGCGCAGTGCGTCAAGCATCTCCTGAACGTATGAAAACTTCTCTGGCAGTGGCGTGCCAGATTGGATAAAGTCCTCGGCTGCTTTGTGCATTTCCAGCCCGTAGGCCAGATGCTCGCTCGGCGGCTCCTTGACATCCTTCTTGACCTTGAGCCGGTAATACTTATGCGGGCATTGCTTGTACAAGTCTAGCGCCGAATACGACCACGAGTATTTCACAGGACCTCCGGAACCAATAGGATCAAGGGATTGTACGCCCTTTCAGTTCCTTATTCCTCGCGGCACGCTTCTCAATGCAGGTCTTGCAGCGCCACCGCCATTGGGTGCCGTTCATCACGGGAACCCGGTACAGCACAGTTGCACTTTTCCCGCAGGACAGACAGGCCCCATTCTTGGTGGGGGAAGTAACTTTTGGTGTCATGTTCGTTCCTTCTACAGGGAGTAGTGTTTATTGACGAACCCCAAATCGGGATCCCCCACAAGGCACCACTTCACCCAAGTCTTCGATTCTTCGTAATGCCGCCAATGCCCACGCCGGAAGTGCAGTCGCTTTTTCCCTCCACCACCGGCCCCCGCACTGGGGTTTGCTATACGGTGGCGCTTCGCAAGATCAACGACATAGTAATCAGATATCGGACGACGGCCCTTGCTGATCCGTTTTTCATTAAGCTTCGCAGGGGCACGCACTACCGTATGTGTGGCAACCTCCGCATCAAGAGCGACACAGATTGCTTGGATCTGTGTTTGTATAAAGTCTATAAGATCATCGTGCGCGTGCTCGGCGTCGAGGAGTACCCAATAATCGCCAGACTGAACAAAAACCGTGACGCCGCCTTCGTTAGCAACAGCGATAACCGACCACCCCGAAATTCGGAACTCGAAGGCACACTTATCAAACGGCAGCTTGTACTCGTCTGCTACCTCAACAGCACCATTGAAAGCCCCTGCCCAATCATGACGCACAACAAACGTATGGGCAATGTGCCGCATTGGGTCGTCCGCGTCTAGCGTGTGGGTTATCCAAGTTTTACCGTTGCCGCTGTACCTTACAAAATGTTTGGTTAGCAGGGCCTCGGTTAGAATATGAAGCCGAGAGCAATCGTTCTTCTCCAGTACAAACTTTCCAGCGTTTACCCAATCTATAGCTTCCGCTAAGCGAGGTAGGGAAGGATGGTTCGCATAGACCGGCGTATCGGGAGGTAAAGGTGTTGTTTCTGTCAGCTTTGTCATGCTTGCTCCCTAAGTAGCGCGTTGGCAACCGGTACCCAGCAATCCTTCTCGTGCGGCTTGTACGATACTACCCCGCAGCAGGCACGATGCCCGACTTCATCCTCCGGACCATCGTACGAAACCCCACCATCTGACAGGACTGCATCCTGCAGCACGACCCGCAGCTTCATGTTCTGCTCAATCAGAGCCTTGGGATTCATGGCCTATCAAACCCCTTGAACAGCGGCCACCCATAGTTACGTGGGGAAGTTACCATCTTGTTCTCGTCGCAGACAGGGCAGACATCTTCCCACAAAGTGAATCCTCGAAGCCCGAGATCCTGCCACTCCATCGGATCCAGCGCATCCTTCGCGCACTCAGCGCACACCTGATCAGGATATTTTTGCTTCATCTTTCGCACTCCAAGCTTCCCAAATCGTCGGCACCTGATTCGCCAGCTCGTGGCTGATCTGTTGTGCAATCAGGCGGTGTTCTTTTTGCGTTGCATCATCCGACCTCAATGCACAGTAATGCAGCCAGCTGCGCAGCGTGCCGCTCATGTACATCCTGCTCGGCGTCAAGCCTTCAGGCAGCAGGGCCCGTGCTTGTTCCTTGGCAATCCCGTTAGTCAGTGCCCAACGATATATGTCGGTCGCCAGCGTACGCAGCACCCTCTGCTGGCTTTCCCATTGGACTGAGAGGCGCATATCCTCAACTTCGTAGCTACTCTGCCTGTTGTTCGGATCCTGCATCCGACACTCCCGAAGAGGGACGTAGGGTAACTTGCTGACATCTTCATACCTCTGGCTGAATTCCTGAAACGAGAATGACCGATGCCGCAGGATCTGCCGACCAATATCCCGTGTCGTGTTGATCTCGAAGCACGCAGACGCCATCTCGAACGGCGACCAATGCTCGTTGCGGATCATATACTTCAGCAGCCCCACCACGTTCTCGTTGTCCTGATTAGCAGGATTACTGACGCGGGCCATGTACCCGATAAGCTTCTCAGCCTCGGGCGTGATCCAGATTAGTTTGACCATACTTCAATAATCCCCCAGAAAAAGCCCGACGAACGCGAGAAGCACCGCCCCGGTCAGGATCTCTTCCAAGCTTAGGTTGATCATTCCACGGACCCACCGTAAAACTCAAGCAGCCGCTTGCAAGCCTTGATGTGCTTCTTAATGATCTTGGCATCTTCAGCAGGATCAGCAGTAAACAGGCATAGACCTCTCCCGTTGCGGTGGGCCTCTAGATTCTCCTTAAAATTCGCCAGCGTATTCTGCAACGACTGAATGA